CCAGTTAAATTTGAACTGTGTGATGTAAATATACCACAAAAAGCAGAAATTTATTTAATGCAATGTGTTAAGTGAAAATGTTAATATATTATTAGAAGATTTTCAGGAAAAAAGAATAAAGGCAAATAATTATGTTAATGCTTTAGATTTATTTTTGGCTAGTGAAGATACAAATGTTTGTGTTTTATCAATTACATGTGAATCAGATATGGATAAATACAATATAACTTCAAATATTAGTTACAATTAGGGAAGGAATTAAAATGATAAAAAAGATTATTGGTGCAGACTTAGCATCAGGAGTAGTAAGTGAGGAAAAAGTTAATACAGATGCTGGAATGATCATTCCAAGGGGCAAATGTTATATTTGTGAAATAATTGAAAATAAAAAGAAAGAAAGGAAAGAAAGTATGAATAAAATAACTACAGAAAAGAGTATTGAGTTTACTGCTATAGCATTTCCTGGTGGTTTAACAAAAATATCATATTTTGGTGAAAATTTATCCATTGATAGTGCTATTAAGTTAATTAATGAAAAATTAGGAACTAATTTTATAGGCATGAGTAAAGAAATAATTATTTTAAATTCTATTGAGGCAAAAGGAAATGAGATAATTGTTAATGGAGACATTGTACAGATATATTCTCACACAGAACAAAAAGAAGAAAAGAAAGAGCAAACAGTTGGTGAGATGATTAGAAATGAAAAAATAGAAGAACTAGAGGAAATAACTAAGGATTTACCTTTAATTAATACTGTTTTACAAGCTGGAAAAAAAGGTAAACAAGAAAAAGAAGAAGTTGTGTCAGAACCAAAACCAATTTTAAATGTTAGTGAATATATAGCTATAGATAAACAGATAAAAGAGTTAGAAGCCAAAAGAGAAAAGATGAAACCGGAGATTATTGCTTATATGCAACAAAATAAGCTTAAAACTCTGAGCAAATTAACATTAATTGAAACAATAAAAAGAAAATTAGATGTTACTAAAGTCTATAAATTTTTGGGATTTAAGAAGTTTATGACTATTGCCAAAGTAACAACAAAAGATACTGAACAATATCTTAGCAAGTTGGATATTGGAAAATGTTATGAGGATAAAGAAGTAAATCCTGAGTATTCACTTCGGATCAATCATAACGGAAATACTTAAATTTATTTTACTTGGTGGCATAAAAGAAAAGGAAGGACAGGTGTAAACATGAGTAATATGAGTTATTGTAGATTTGAGAACACGTTATAAATTAAAAATAACATTATTCATTAATATAAAGGAGAAAGTAAAATGAAGTTTCCACAGAAAATAGAAATTAATGTAGAGAATGAATTGCAAGCAAGTATTTTGTATTCTTGTTTTAACAGAACAACTAATGATGTTATTGATTATTTATCAAAATGTAATGGACATAAAGATACTTTTAAAGAGATCCAAGCAAATTTTAAAAATAAAAAGTATGGTGATGATGTTGAGAAGTTTATAGATCACTATTGGAACAAAGTAGAAAAATTATTTGGGGCAGTTAAGCCAAATGTATAATTAGAGCAGTATAAAACACAGAGAGTTTGGCTAACTAATGAGCTAAAAGATACTAGATTAGCAAAAATTATAACCGAAGAAACAATTAAAGATGGAAAGGCATATTACAAAATTATAGAATTTAAGAATATAAAAAGGGAAGGACAATTGCCTATCAGATATTTTAGTGAGACTCCTTATTTTTATGCAGATAATAAAAATCAAATAGTGAATGTATACTTTAGTAGTAGCAGTAATGCAAAATGTTCTATATTTGTAGGGAGTTTATGGGAAAAAGCAGCTTTTACTAAAGTTATTAGTATTATAAGAGAAGCTGGGGAAAGATTGACTAAAATGAGAAAAGAAGAAAGGGAAGCAACAAAACCAAAAATACACGAATTTATTATCTAGGGGGAATATTTTTTGATGATTAAAACAAAAGTGTTAAAATTTATAGAAAATATACCAAAAAGTAATAAAGCAAAGTATAATTGCAGTAAGTGTGGAAAGATTGTTATAAGGTTTAAGTCAAATGCTGCAAAAGTGAAGTCCTGTGGTTGTTCAGCAAGTATAAAGACTGGGAAACATGGATGTAGTAACACTTATTTATATAAAGTATATCATAATTTTAAAAATAAATATGGAATTATTGAATTTAAAAATTTTGAGGAATTTAAAGATTGGGCAATAGGTGCTGGTTGGTTTCCAGAAATGGTAATAATACGTAAAAATACTTCGTTGGGGATAATTAGAAATAATTTAAGGGTAATAAACAAAGAAGAGGGAATTAAAAAAGTAAGAAGTAAAAGCAGTGAACTCACAGATAAGCAAAAAGAAGAAATCATAGATTGTTATAAGGTAGTCAGAGAAAATTTTGGTAATGAGACTGTTTATTGTTTATTGAATTTAGCTGCATTACAGTTAAATCTATCTTTTTGTGATGTTTATAAATATATGATAAAAAGTGAGATAGATAATAATAAATTTGATGGAAGACGTTCTTACAAAAGAGCCTGGCTACTTAACAATAAATTACTTAAAACATAAGAAAACATACACAATTTACTTTAAAGGAGAATTTATGGAAAAAACTTTTGAAAACGCAAAGGTCGGGGACAGGGTTTGTGATATAAACTATCCTTGTGAACCTGGAAAAACCAATGGCACTATTGTTGAGATTGACAAAACTTCGAAATATACAATTGAAGTTGGCCTGGATGGAGGAGGCAGGCCAACTTATACAGTAGAAGGACAAAGTTTTATTGGGAAAGCACAATGTCTTTTCTGGTCGAAACCTGTATTTGAAATACCGGCGAGACCGAAAAGGATGGTTAAAAAGATGGTGTATCTTGGGTATAAACTAGAAAGTTATACTAATAGTGATAAAAACAATGGTATTTCACATCGTGTTTATATTTAGAAAAAGCTTATATAAAAGAGATGTGCTTAGAATTTAAAATAATTCCAGTAGAAATTGAAGTTGAGGAATGACATGAATATAACTGAAATATTGGATATATTGCCGAAGTTAAATGGGGAGGAATTTAAAAAGCTAGAGGATGCTTTGAAATTTTATTTAGTACATTCTAAAAAAGAAACACAATCAGAAGAAATATTGTTGTATGATTCAATAAATACTAAGATAAAAGGATTAACAGGGCATGAGTTATTTTTTGGTGTGTTTAAAAAATCCAAAATAGGTTATAAACAATTGGGGGAATGTCTTATAACTTTAAATAATTTTATAAATTTATTGGGAAAGCATATTAAAGTTACCAAGTTAACTAGAAAGCAGGTATATAATTTATACACAGAAATAATTACAGAGTATCTTATTAAATATAGAATACCAGTTTCAGTTAATTCTGTACTTAATTGTCACGAAAAATTTTTATCTTTATTGGACAAAAAATATCCTGGTTACATGGAAAATGGGTTATTATATTTAGTATTTTGTGAAGATGTAATGAAAGAAATTATTAAATTAAGCGAAAAGGATAAATAAATTATGGTGCAAGATGAATTATCACCTATGACACAAGAAAATCTTTTGGTGTTACTGACTTTTGATGAGAAAAGTTGTAGTTTGTTATCAGGCATAGATTTACGCTTGCTTGGCTCTGATATATATAGAAATATAGCTAGTGTGTGTATTAATTATTATAAAGTATGGAAACAACCTGTGGGAAATCATCTTCCTGATTTGTTGGAGACATATTTAAAAAATGATAATGAAAAAGCAGATATTTATAAAAGTATATTAGTAAATTTACATGAAAATAAAGATAAAGTAAATAAAGAATATGTTCTTAAATCATTGGAGACATTTTTAGATGCACAAAACCTTAAACTTAGGATTTGTAATGCTGCTGATTATTTGCAGGAAGGAAGGCTAGTAGAAGCTAAAAGTGAGTTAGCCAAGAATTTTAAGGAAACATTATCTATATTTAAGCCTGGTTTGGTGTTTAATAATTCAGACCATTTAAGAGATTTATTAAAAAGCCAAGAAGAAAAAGAATATATTTATACAGGTATAAAGGAATTAGATGTTGATTTAATCTGTCCCAAACGAAAAGCTCAATACCTTATGATGGGTTTACCGAAGGCAGGAAAATCAAGGTGGTTAGTTCATTTGGGCAAAATGGCATGTTTACAAAGAAAAAGGGTAGTTCATATTACTTTGGAAATGTCTGAGGAAGAAATAGGTGAGCTTTATATACAAGCTTTTTTTGCAGTAAGTAAAAGAAAAATTGGTATAATGCAACATCTTTTGTTTAGTCTAAGTGAGGATGGGAAATTTTTTAATACGGAAGAAATAAATTTAGATGGTATTTTAACATTTGAAGATCCAGAAAAAACAGAAAAAATACTTAAATTAGTTAAAGATTTAAAAAGAACAGAGTTAATAATTAAAGAATTTCCAGAAGGTTGCTTAACTATAGATATGCTAAAGACTTATTTAGATTCTTTGGAAATGTCCACAGGCTTTATACCAGATGTATTAATTGTAGATTATCCAGATTTAATGAGTGTTAGTAGAGATGCTATTCGTACATCCATAAGTAGAAATTTTGTAGATTTAAGGGGATTAGCACAAGACCGTAATTTATTTAACTTGGTAGTGACCCAGTCTAATAGGGCTGGGGAAGGAATAAAATTATTAACAGCAAGTAATTTATCTGAGGATTTTTCTAAAGTAATGACAGCGGACGAATTTTTAACATTAAATCAAACTGAGGCCGAATATGAATTAGGGTTAGCAAGAATTTATCATGAACGGGGGAGAGGGTCAAGAAAAGGAAGTTTAATTATAGTTTCCCAAAATCCAAGTATTGGTCAATTTATTTTATCATCGGCACGAATGTCCAAGAGTTATGAGTCCTTTCTTAAAAATGTTGATGAAAGTGAGTGCAAAAATGAAGGATAAATTAGATTATATTATACCTTATGATAAAATGCAATTTATTTGGGTAACAGATTTTTTTGACCTTCCCACAAAAGGACTTTGCAAATTAAATAATGAATTACATGTATTTGAAATTATTAATTGGGAAGATGATAATCCATGTTATTCTGTATTTAAATTAAGTTTCTTTGAAAAAGTAAAATGGTTATTGAGAAAAAAATGTTTTGAATTGTGTATAGGGAAACATTGGACATATCCTAATAGGAAAAATGGTGTAAGATTTTATACAGGAAAGCCTAAATGGTTTTGGAAATTAATGTTTAATTTATATTATTGGAGAAAATTCAAATGGAACTCGCAATAACACAAATAATACCAAGTGATTATGAAAATGAAAAGAAATTAACAGAGATAAGAGAATATATTATTCGTGAAATATCTACTAAATTTACAAATAGAATTATACATGAAATATTAAATGATAAATCTTGTCTAATAAAGACAGAAACAAATTTAAATAAGGTAATAGAACATTATAAAATTCATGTTTTTTCCCCAGAACAGCTTAATTGTTTGGTGAAAAAAATAACATATAATGAATACAGGAAAGTACCAATAATTTTATAAAAATATGAGAACATAGACAAGACTTAAAAGAAAGGAGTGTAAATCTAATTGTGAAAACTTTATGTGAAAATAAGAATTACAGAAAACTTGATAACATATATTTAGGAAAATGTTATATTACTGTACATGCTTTAGAAAGATTTAAAGAATACTTGTGTAAACAAAATACTGAGTTAATTAATAGAAATGATGAATATTTTGTTATAGAATTTAAACATGCTTTTTCTGCTGCAAAACATGGAAAAATTAAAAATTATCATAATGTAATAAGATTGATGAACAATAATTATAAAGAAAGTTGTTATTTATTTAATCATAGTTATGGCATACGTTTTGTTGTCATAATTGAAAACAATAGAATTGTAACATGTGAACCAATTTGTAATTACACTAAATGAACAATTAGGTTCGAAATATTTATAAAATAATAAAGAGAAAGGAAGGGTATAATGAAAGTTCTTTTGAAGAAGTATCAAAAACTTATATTTTAAAGAAAAAATAGATTCTTTTGTAATATCTGGAAAACATATTCAAAAAGTTCTGGAAAGATTGTGTAAAGAAGGTAAATTTAATATTATAATTAAAAATGGAATTTTACATGCTGAGAAAGGTTACAATAAAAAATAATGTATTCAGAATCTTCTGTTAATGCCTTTATTTCAAGAAATTTGGACTCTTGGGACTGGATAAAAGAAATTCCTAAAGATTCTCTTATTGCCCAAATATATGAACTGGGTGGAAATAGTTTTAAAACATCTCCTTTTACCCATCAATTAGCTAGTTTTTTAGTAGGCATACATAAAGAATCTTTTTTATATTATTTGTTCCCTGGCTCAGGAAAAACAAAAATTGCACTTGACATATTGAATTATTTGTATTATAATAAAAAGATTAAAAGGACATTGGTATTAGTTCCTTACACAATTACTATTGAATCTTGGAAAGACCAAATTGAGGAACATAGTAATTTTAAGTATTTACCTTTGCTTGGCACATCAAAAAAAAGATTAGAATCATTAAAAAATTGTAAAGATTATGATATTGTTGGGTTAAGTTACTCAGGTTTAACTGCATTAATCCCACATACCATAGTAAAAAATAAAAATAGAAAAGAAATATTATTAGATTATTCAGTTTTGGAGGAATTTTCAAATAATTTTGATAGTATTATATATGATGAACTCCATTATTGTAAGTCTTATAATTCAATAATTTTTAATATATGTAAATATTTATCAAATAAGTATAAGTATAAATATGGATTAACTGGAACACCAACATCAAGGAATTTAGAAGATTTCTGGTCACAATTTTATTTAATTGATGGTGGGGAAACATTGGGTAAAACTATATCATTTTATAGACAAGCTTTTTTTGAACAAAAGAAAAATTACTGGGGTGGGTATGAGTATAAAATAAAGAAAGAAAGAAAAGAATTATTAATGAAGATTATTAAAAATAATTCTATAACTTATAGAGATGATGAAGTATTTGATTTGCCTGAAAAAGTTAATATTATAAAGCATTTATCTTTATCTAAACAACAATGTGAATTTTATAAAAAAGCAATGGAAGGTGTTATTGAAGCAAAGGGGGATATAACACAATTAGATAATAGTTTTATTAAAATAAGACAAATAACTTCTGGTTATATTAAATTTACATCGAATGAGGGGGAGGAAGTTAAGATTATATTTGATGAAAATCCAAAATTAGAATCATTAGTAGAAATTTTAAATGAAATTGGTAATGAAAAATTAGTGGTTTTTAATGAATATACTATAACAGGGGATATTATCTGTGATAGACTGAAGCAAGAAAAAATAGGACATGAAAGATTGTATGGTGCTACAGAGAATAAGTATGAAACTATGCAAAAATTTTTGAATGATAAAGATTGCAGAGTTTATGTTGTAAATAGTAAAAGTGGTGCAATGTCCCTTAATTTACAAAAAGCTCATTATCAGGTATATTTTGAGAGTCCTGTATCACCAATTATAAGGGAACAGAGTGGAAAGCGACTCCATCGCCTGGGACAACAACATAGAGTATTTATTTATGATTTGGTAATGAAGCACACGATTGATGAAAAAATAGTAGGCTTTATCAAGGAAGGAAAAAGTTTGTATGAGGCAATTTTTAAAGATTATAAATGTTTATTAAATTAATAGGGGGAGATATGAGTGCAGAGATAATTGAAGGAATGGCAGTGTGCATTAAAGAGCCAAATAAAAATAGTAGATTGTTAGGGTATTTTGAAAATTATATTTATAATTATACTATCGTTAAACAAGAAATAAAAATTAAGGGGCATCCCACTAAAGTTCTTATACAGTGCAGACTTTTCCCTAATTCACAATTTGAATATTATGATGTATGTGATGAGATGACTTTTAACGAATTTTTTAAAATAACACAACCTGCTTAACGGAGAAAAGGATAAAATGAGTCATGAATTTTTACACAGTCACCCATTTTCTGAATATATTTATTCTAAATTAGGAGAGGAAGATTCCTTATTTTTCAAAACTCATGTAATTGTAGATGTAACTGATTGGGAAAAAGCCAGAGAAATAATTTTAAATTTAAAAAATAATTTAAAGATTTTAACTTGACAAATTGAATTATCCTAGTATAATATAGCACCAAGATGAGACTTTAAACTTAAATAAGGAAAATAATTATGAATATTATTACAGTAGATGGAAATAATTATTTAAAAGAAAAATTTTTATTAGAGAAAGGTATAAATTTAGATTTATTAAAGTTATTCAAAAATACTAATTGTTATGTGGCTGGTGGTGCTATTACTTCAATTTTTAGTGGTAATAAAATTAATGATTACGATATTTATTTTTGTACTGAATTTGATTATAGAGATTTTATAATTAAATTACCAACAAATTCTAAATTAGAATGGCAAACAGAAAATGCAAAAAGTTATAAAATAGATAAAGAAACTTTTCAGTTTATATGTAAACCTTCCTATATGGGGAGTCCGGGAGAAGTTTTAACATCATTTGATTTTACTATTTGTATGGGTGCATATTCATTTAAAGAGGATAAATTTTATTTTTATGATAACTTTTTCAGAAATTTAGCATGCAAAGAATTAATATTTAATATTAAAGCATCTTTTCCAATATCTAGTTTATTTAGATTAAGGAAATTTTTAAAAAAAGAGTATAAAATATCTGGGTGTGAGATTATAAAACTAGGATTATCAATAGAAAAACTAAAGATAGATACTTATGTAAAATTAATAGAACAATTAATGGGCATTGATATCGCTTTTTTAAAAGATTTGATTGATACTATGAATACATGTGAATTTAATAATAAAACTTATGATTTTGATGAATTTTTAAAAATGATAGATGTTCATATACTCAATAATTATTCTAAAGTTTTTGAGGAGTAATATAACATGAAAACATTGCAATACATAAAAGAAAATTATAAATCACATACTCTTGATGACAGAGATATTAATAGACTTATACAATTTATTCCAGAGAAAGAATTAGAAGATTTTGGCATTGAAATAAAAGATGAATATAAGGGAAAACATAAAGAAATTTCTTTTACTAGAGAAAACATACTTAAACAATTGGAAAAAGATGTTGCTTTTGGATTTGAAAAAGCAATAAACCAAAGAGGATTGTCATCAGAAGCAATGTATTATGTTGTAGGTATGTGGAATTGGATATTAGAGGAAGGTCTTGAAAATTTTGATAATTATTCTAGATATGGGATGCCTTTATTTAAGGCTACGGCACTAAAATATAATTTTAATGATCCAACAGTAGAATAATATAAATGTTTGACGTTACAGCCGTTAGATAAAAGTTAGTTTATTATACAGATGTTTTGTTTTTACCGACTAGGGTGAATGAGTTGCTCGTAATCACCTCGTTATCAATACAGAAATGACTATGCTTTTATTCTTATATAAAAACTGTGAAAATCAGACAAGATTTATATTAAATTAAGGAGAGTTTGTGAATAATAAATTTATACAATTTTTACTAGATAATGGTTATAAAGAATACCCATCATACATAGATACAATAAAAATAAAGTTATTTTGTAAACAATCTAGTAGTAAAATTAAATGTAATTGTAATTTAAAACATGTACAAATATGTGTTAAATATACTATTTTTGAACAATTGGAAGAATTTGTAGAAGTTTGTATTACAGCCCAAAATAAAGAAGGTTTTTGGTTTAATTTAAAAGTATATACAATAAAACCAGAAGAATTTATGATAAAATATCTTAAAATTGAGCAAAGTTTGGCAAAAGCATGGGAAGCAATAAATGAATAATAAACAAGAATATATATTATGTGCCACAATTCATTTTGATGATTTAACTATATATGCTCATCAGCCAAATAATATTCAAATAGGATATGTAATATGTGGATTTAGGCATGATAATTGTATTTTACAATATTTATCACTTTCTACTTATAGGCCTACTAAAGTTAAACAAATTCAAGGATTTCTTACATCTAAAAATAGATTTGTCAGCAGAGAAGATGCAGCTAAAATAGCATTTGAGGCTGGGCAGGTTAAATATTTATCTGATGGACTTATTTCTGAGGAGCTTTATTAACATGAAATTAAAATTAACAGATGAAGAAATAAAAGCAGTAAAACAAAGTATTATACACTGGAATAAAGATATAAGAGAAAAAGAAATTTAGTAATTGAATATATAATTTGATTTTTATATTTTTAAATTATTTTTATGATTGTAAAATCTTTTTTCTATATTTACACTTTGACCTATATAGACTTTACCATTAAGTAAATTTTTTATTTTATAAATACCTTGAATTTTCATATGTAATATTATATAATAAATAAGGGTAAAATACAATAATTTTTTTATTTCTATTATAATTATTAAAATAATGGTTAATATTAAAAAAATCTTTTCACAGTATAATATAGAAATAAGGGAGCATGGAGAAAATGTAGGAAAAGGATGGATAGGAATAAATTGTCCGTTTTGTGAAGATGATGAGGACTTCCATTTAGGTATAAATCCCAGAACCTCCTTTTGGTCATGTTGGAAGAATAGTAAACATAAAGGAAAGGGATATTATAATTTATTTAAAAAATTATTAAAATGTTCAGAACAGCAAATCAGGTTACTCTGTGATGATAAAAAATTATTAATAGAAAATGAGTTTGCGTCAATAAAAAATAGATTTATGAAAAAAGATAATAGTGTAAACAACAAAATTACTTCTTTGGAATTTTTACCAGAATTTCAGAATATTTTAAACAAAGGTGATACTAAGAGATTTTGGGATTATTTAGTAGATAGAGGTTTTGATGAACCAAACATAATAATTGAAGATTACGGTTTAAAATGTTGTTTAATGGGTAAATATAAATTCAGAGTTATTATACCTGTTTATAGGAATTTCCAATTAATAACATGGACATCCCGAAGTATATATAAAAATGCTCTATTGAGGTATTTAACTCATCCTGTGGAAGAATCTGTAAATAATATCAAAGATACGTTATTTGATTATGATTTTATTAATAGGCGGGGGAATGTATTATTTGTTGTGGAAGGCCCTTTTGATGCTATGAAACTAGACTATTTATTTCCTTTTTATGGGTATAGAGTTACTTGTTTATATACAAAAAGTATAAGTAATGCACAAAGAGTTTTATTATCAAAAATTGCATCTAAATATAATAAAGTATTTATAATGTTGGATAGAAACGAAATATTTCAATCATTACTATTATCCAGCAATCTGAATTTTATACCTAATCTTAAAATTATTATGTTTCCATTTAAAGATATAAAAGATGCTGGGGATATGCAGCAAGAACACATGAATATTTTATTAAATAGCATAAAAATTTGATTAAAATAATTTTAAAATTACTATTGACAAAACCAATAATCAAAGTATAATAAAGATATAATTTAATTTATTATAAATTTTTATGAAAGGGGCAAAACTATGTTAGAGGTTAGAAGAGAAAATTATGATGATTTAGGTAAAGAAGAGCAAGAAAGTGCATCTAATAATGGAAGTGGTAAGGAGTATGCTTCTTATCTCAGAGTATTACATAATGGGGAAACAATATTATTAGAATCTGATACAATGGAAATAGAAGATGTTCGTTTTTTCAGAGATTTATCTTGGGTACAAAAAATAATATTGAGAAGTTATGAACTTGGAAGAATGGATGGTGTAATAGATTTTAAAAAGTATTTATGGAGGTAGATAAAAACGAATGCACAGGAATTATTTTTAGAAAATGGTAATTCAGCACATGTTTGGTATTGCTCAGATTGTAAAATTGTAGCAACAGATAAAGAAAGAGTTGATAATTGTTGTAAAAGAAATAACTGTAAATATTGTGGTAAGTTGGTTGAAGAAAAACACTGGCTTGAACATAGAGAATGTATAGAGAGTAACAAAATAGAAAAAGCTGAAAAATTAGATACATGGGATGATTGGGTATATTATAACGATAAATATTATTCTAATATATCTGAACTTATTGAAGAATTGCAAGAAGATGAAGAAGAAATACCTGAATATGTTTATGTATGTAAAATAATACCTTTCCCAAAAATACAAATAGACGACTTATTAGAAGAGATTGGTGAAAACAGTTATGAGGGTATTGAAGATGATTTACATAAGGTGGATGATTTGTCAGAATCAATAGATTATTTTAATGAGATGAATGAACATTTGGTTAGTTATTTTCCGGATGAGACAAAAATGGTTAAAACTATAGGATATATAAATGAACATTAAAGAGATGGTTGATAAAAATACAATATTGAAAATTAGAACAGGTTCAAAATTGTATGGAACTTATATTGAAGGGAGTAGTGATATTGACCATTTTGGTGTATGTGTCCCTAATAAAGACTATGTATTGGGAACACATTGTTTTGAATTATTAGAGGAACGAACAAATCCGTCCAGTTCTGATAAAAGAAATACTAAATTTGATAGTGATTATACATGCTATTCTTTGCAAAAATATTTTAAATTATTAAGTGATAATAATCCTAATGTTATAGAAACATTATTTGTGAATAAGGAAAATATTGTATATTGCAATAATTTTGGTACAGAAATATTAACTCATAAAAATATATTCTTATCTAAAAGAGCATACTATAAATTTTATGGTTATGCTAAAGCACAAAAAAGAAAATTAATAACAAAAGAGCCCATAGGACTGAGGAAAGATATTGTAGATAAGTATACTTTTGACACTAAGTTTGGGGCACACCTCATTCGTCTTCTGCTCTTTGGAATAGAATTATTAGACACAGGTAATATTAAATTTCCTACAGATTGGGCAAAATATTTAATGCAAATTAGAAAAGGTGAATGGCCATTATCACATATTATTGATAAAGCTGCTTATTTAGAAGAGCAATTAACTAATGCTTTCAATCATTCTAAATTACCAGAGATACCTGATTTAGAAAAAATAAATAAGTTGCAAATAGAACTAATAGAGGGATATTGGAGTAACCAAGAATTCAAATTAATTATACCTTTATTATAACTTCAATATTTCATTATTTTATTCCACAGGAGCATAATTTATGAGCAGTAATTCTTATATAGTAGGAATTGGAAAGTTTAGTAAAGATATTAACGAATGTATGCCATATCCTGCTGATGGTTATGATAATGTTATTGATAATATGTTAGTAATTGTGGAATTTTTTCATTGTAGTGGTACAGATGAAAGTAAAGTATTAGCCAAGATTTTAGGAATTACTGATTTTTGGGATTTTTCTCAACACTGTATTAGTGAAAATAAAGTAAATTTATCTGATTTACTAAATTTTTTACAAGATATAGATAATATTGATGAATATGGTAAATTCAAAAGATTATTAAATAAAGGTTTTATATTTTTCTTTGTGCCAAATGGATAAAAAAGGATTATGAGATATAAAATATATCTAAAAAACAAGGAACTTGGTAAAACTAATAATAAGACAAAAGCAATGAAAATTTATTTTAAGGAATTAATAAACTTAATAAAAAAGCAAAAATATTCATTATATGTATATGATTCTAAGAAAAAAGAAAAAATTTTTAAATAATTAAAAAAGGGATATTATGTTAATAGCTAATACAGAGTGGCACAGAAATGAGTTAGAACCAATAAATTATGAAGTTATTAATTTTTCTGATTCACAAAAACAAATTATTCTTGGAAAAGATTGTTACATCTCTAAGTGTGTAAAAATTACAACAAGGATGTCTTGGGATGATTTACAATTAATTATACTAGCAGTTAAGGCATTAAAAAGGCAAGGTGTTGTAAATATTTATTTGGAGGTTTCCTACTTTCTCGGAGCCAGATCGGACAGATTATTTGAGAAAGGTTCTACACATTATCTAAAAGATATTATATGTCCTATTATAAATTCATTAAATTTTAAATCAGTTTCAGTTTTAGACTCTCATTCTAATGTATTAGAAGCTTGCTTAAATAATTTTGAAGAAATGCCTATTAAATCTTTTTACGATTGGTTTATTGAAGAATATTTACCTACTACAAAAGATAAACAAGAAACTTGGATAGTTTCTCCTGATTATGATGCTATTAAAAGAGTAGCCTCTTTTGCCAAAGATTATAATTTTGAAAAAGTTCTAAATTGTTCTAAAGTCATAGAAATACAAACTGGTAAAATATTGGATACTCATGTGCCTATAACAGATTTTGGTGAGCATGACTGTATTATAATTGATGATATAGCAGACGGAGCGAAAACATTTATTGAATTAGCTAAATTATTAAGAGATAGAAATGTTGGAAAAGTTGTACTTGTTGTTACACACGGAATTTTTAGTAAAGGGTTAGATGAAGTTTTTAAATGGATAGATAAAGTTTATACAACAAATTCAGTAACAGATTTTAATTTTTTATCCACAGAAAAAGGATTTTCTTCTTTTTTTCAATATAAAGTAATTTAAATTAAGAAAGAAATATAAAATATGAACAATATAGCTCATTTATGTGACGCATATAAGTTTTCTCACCCACCACAATACCCAGAAGGTATTACTAAAGTTTATTCTAATTGGACTATACGTGGTAGTTATATACCAGATTTAAAACATTATGTTTTTTATGGTCTGCAATATTTTATAAAAGAATATTTAATTAATAGATGGAATAAAGAATTTTTTAATGTTCCAAAAGATATAGTAATACCTAAATTAAAAAGAAGATTGAAAAATGCTTTAGATATTATTGATGTAACTCATTACGAAAAATTGCATGATTTAGGTTATTTGCCTATAGAAATTAAAGCATTACCAGAAGGAAGTAGGGTTTCATTAAGAGTTCCTTGTTTGACTATAGTAAATACTTTACCTGAATTTTATTGGGTAACTAATATGTTAGAAACATTGTTGTCTACTACATTGTGGGGGGCTATTAATAGTGCAACAATAAGTGATTTATATACACAAATTAAGAATAAATATTTAAAATTAACTTGTGATGATGCTTCATTGAAAGATTTTTTACAACACGATTTTTCTTATAGGGGCATGTTTTGCAATGAAGCTGCTTTATTAAATGAAGTAAGAGAAAGATTATTACAAAATGGATAAAAATGAGGCTATAATTATATATAAATAAGGAGACATTTCTGGAAAATGAATCAATACTTAAAAAAGATATAAAAACTAATATAATTAATGTTATTCACAAAGATTTAGGAATTTGTATAGGTTTAAGGATAAACCCTTTATATAATTTTACTTTATATGGATTTACTTTTATAATACATAATAAATTTAGTATTAGTTTATTTTATAATAAAAATAATGAATTAATAACAAAAATAAAAGAAGAGGAGAAATTTAAAGTAATCAGTGAAGTAACATCGGGTTGTTATATTGATTTTACTGAAATTAAAATAAGTGTTGCAAATTTAATTGAATTTTATAATTTAATTGCAAGTTTAACTTTTTATACTAAAATTGACAAAGAATTAAAAGATAAAAAAAACATTGAATTGTTTAATGCAAACTTAATTAAGTATAACGCAGCAATAAATGTATTTAAAGAAAAAAATTCATATTTTATTTTTGATATAACTAAAGAAAAGGAAATAATATAAATGATTTTAAAAACTGTGGAACTAAAAAAAATATTAAAATACACAAAAATGTGCCTTTCTTCAAATTCTTTAATTCCCATATTATCCCATATTTGTTTTAAGGATAATAAAGTTCTTGTTTTTAATGGAATAGAATCAATGGTTATTGATTATGAAACAGGGCTTAATTGTGCCATTCCTGGTAAATTATTGTGTGATTTTATTGAAGATGTATACAGTGATACAATTGATATTATTCAGATGGAGGGTAAGGTAAAAGTTAAAATAGGTAAGGCTACAGCGTATTTAGAGATGATTCCTATTGATAAATTTATTTATACCCAACCAGAAACAAGACCTGAAATACAAATAAGTATAAACAATGATTTTATTGTTGGAATGAAAAAATGTCTGATTTCTGCTAGTTTGGATAATACAAAAATTAATCAATACGGTATAACATTTAATAATAATTGTTTATATTCAACTGATGGTAACAGAATAGCTAAATATAAGCTACAAGAAGAGGTTACATCGGATGAAAATTTTAAAATTATGCTTCCTAGAGGATTTTGTGAAATATTTAATAAAACAATTAGTGACTCAGCATGCACTATGTCATTTTCTGATAAGTATATATCTACTAAATTTCAAATAAATTTGGGGGAAGAAGTTACTGATGCTGAGACTGTTACAAAATTTAAGAATATAAAATTATATACTGAATTATTTGCTGATGTGAAATTTTTAAATTATGAACAATTTACTGATATATCTATTGATAATACAGATTGTTATTTAAGTAATGATTTTAAAAATCCTGTTAATAATTGTAATTTGTTTTTGAATGGATTGTCAGAAAAATTTGTTGAATTTAATATAACTGATAATATTGAAATTAAAGCTGTGGGAAAATTAGGAAATTATGAAGATATTTTAGATACAAAAGTTCTTGTGACTATGGGTGCATTTAAAGTTGATGTAGAATTATTAAAACAATTATTAAATAACGTAACATTTATAAAATTCATAAAAGAAACAAATAGAGTTGTTATAGTAGGAAAAGAAGGAAATTATTTGCACTTATTGGGGTCTTTTTATATAAAAGACTAACAATCTTAAAATAAATTTATTAATAAGGGGGTATTATGGAATTAACAAAAAATTTTATAATTATTATAATAGCTCTAGCAATTACTATTGGAATTAATATTTGTGTTGCTATTTATGGATGGGGACTATCACCAAAAAGTTGGTTTTGGATTATAGTAATGCCCATAATTGGTGGAATTATTGTACAAATGATGGTAAAACTTAATGGAAATACAAAATAATTTTGGTTGTAAGTTGTTATACAGTTAAAGTTTGGAACTTAAATTATGGGATCTTCACTTACAGCCTAATATTTCAGAAAGGATAACGTGGAAGAAAAAATTAAGGAATTGATTGAAAAATATCAAGGAGTATTTTGATGAAAAAAATAAGAGTTATTAAAAAGAATAAGTGGGGGGAATTAAAGTTTTTATACATTTTAATAGATAGTTTTATCATATTTTTTGCCATTATAGGAATTGTAAGCATCATAGTAACCACATTAAAAGATATATTAAAATGAAAATTATCAGAGGATAATAATGAAGGCTATATATAAATACTAGCTGAGATTTGGAAAGAATCAAAATATGGCAACTAAAAAAGAAATTATGGATATTATTGTATTTTTAAGAGTTAATAATAATACTATTCCAGATGACGTTATTGATTTTATTAAAATTGTATTATTTGAAAAAATAGATTTAATAATGGAAAGCAAGGAATTGATGATACAGAAAGGAATAAAATAAGTGTCTTTCTTTTTTACAGAGGAGTCCAAAAAATCTGGAAATTTTGATACATTAAGCAAATTAGCTCTTAAGCATGAATGCCTGGTGTGTCCTTTGACTAAAATAGAACAAAAACACCCTAATATGCTTCCATCTGGTTCTGTTTCCCCTAAAGTTTATATACTTGGTGAATCTCCTAGTTATGAAGATAATATTAAAAATAAACAATTTAGTGATAAGGGTGGAACTTTATTAAGGAATGAATTATATATTGCTTTTGGGGAATATTATGAAAAAACAATAAGATTTAATAATTCTGTAAAATGTTTTGCAGGAAATTCTGCACTAAATGAATTAGAACTAAATTGTTGCAAAAATAGTTTAATAAAAGACATTGAAGAAACAAAACCAAAAATAATTGTAGGAACAGGCAATATTCCATTAAAACAGGTAGTGGGTATAACTGGAATTACTTTAAATAGGGGAAGAAAATTTCCAGTTAAATTTGGGAATCATGTTTGTTGGTATTTTCCTATATTACACCCTTCTTACGTTTTAAAAAAACAAAGCAAATGGGGGAATGAAACGGAATATGACAAAGTATTTAGACAAGATATACAAAATGTTAAAAATTTCTTAGAAGATAAAAATTATTATGAGCCAATATACATAGAAAAAGGATATAATGATGGTATTTTTACTAGAATTTATAATGAGTTTAATATTCAAGATTTAAAAGATATATTATATGATTTTTCTAAAGTGCCATTAATTGCTATTGATATAGAGACAACTGCACTCAAACCTTATAATGGAGGTAAATTGCTTAGTGTGGCTATTAGTAATTATGATACTACACTTGCTTTTAATCTGAATGAATTAACAATACCATTACTTAAAGATTTTTTATATAATTCTGGTGTAAAGGCGGTTCACAATCTCAAATTTGAATTGGAGTGGTTTGCGTATTACTTTGGTGATGACATTGTTTATAACACTGATTGGGAAGATACTTATGCTATGGCTTATGTCTTAGATGAGCGTAAGGGAGGGTTATCATTAGACTATCAGTGTTTGCTTAATTTTGGTTTTAATTTAAAACCCTTATCTAATTTAGACAGAGCTAAGTTAGAGCAAGAAAAGATGAAAGATGTTTTATTATATAATGGATTGGATGCTAAATATACATTTTTATTGCATGAGGTATTAGTAAAACAATTAGATAAGAAACTAAAGAATGTTTATGATGAATTAGTTAATACTGGAAAAATGTTAGCCCTTGTACAGAAAAAAGGATTATTGTATTCTTCAAGTAAAATGCAAGAATTTGATGCAGATTTGACTAATCAAATTAATGTTATCACACAAAAAATAAAATCAAGGGAAGAAGTAATTAAATATGAGAGAGCATTTGGAAAAATTAATATTAATTCTATTCCACATATAAGAAAACTATTAACAGATATTTTACAATTAAAATTAGATAAGAAAACTTATTCATATAAAGAAAAGGAAGATGTATTAGAAGATTCCCATGAAGATAAATATAGCACAGATAAATCTGTTTTGGCTGATTTTGCTGATAAAGGAGATGAATTTTGTAAATTAATGCTGGAGTACAGAGAATTAAACACTCTAATGATTAAATATGTAAAACCTATACCTAAACTAATTGATAGCGATGGGTTACTAAGAACACAATTTAATCATTGTTTTACAAGTACAGGTCGTTTGAGTTCATCAGATATAAATTTGCAAAATTTACCGAAAAAGAAAAATAAACATATAAGAAATATCATTATTGCCCCCAAAGGATATAAATTTGTTGCTGTAGACCTAGCACAAGCAGAATATAGAGTTATAGCTATGGCATCAAAAGATAAAAAAATGTGTGATGCCATCATAAAAGGATATGATCCACACAAAGAATGGGCATTAGAATTAACTAAATTATATCCCAAATATGCAGGTGTTAAAAATGTTAAAGAACTGGCGGAAGATAAAGTTAAATTAAAAAAAGTTAGGGATGAGATTAAAAATCTAGTTGTATTTCCTGTTATTTATGGTGCGTCTTTTAAAGCCATAGCTAGATATTTAAATGTACCATTGGAAATAGCAGAAGAGTTATATAACAGATTTTTTGAATTACATGACGGAATTAAAGAGCACCAAAATAAAATAATAAAAATTTATAATAAGTATGGTTATGTAGAAAATTTATTTGGAAGAAAAAGAAGAGCACCTGTAAGCAAAAATGAATTATTTAATACGGGTGCACAAGCGGACGCATCAGATATAGTTGTTAGAGCCATGAATAGATTATCTAAATATGCAGTAAAAATAAATCAACAAAGATTTCAACCTATTTTAAATATACATGATGATATTTCATTTTATTTACCAGAAGACAGTTTAAAAGAAGACATTGAAATAATAACAAGAGAAATATGTAATCCATGTTTTGATTTTATTAATGTTCCTTTAGGAGTTGAAGTAGCTATAGGGGATTCTTGGGGGGATTTGGTTAAGTATAAAGATTATGATACTACTAATTTTACGTATTAGATTATTAAATTATGAAAAATAAAAAATATATTACATTAAATGGAATTGAATGGGAAGTAGGAAAATTTAAAAAAGCTAATAAAGAGCAATTAAAAGGTGCTAAAAAAATAAAAGTAAAAAAATTAGAAGGTGTAACAAAAATAGATTCTTCTTTAAGCAAAAAATATTTTAAAAACTGGCTTAGATGAAAAAATTAATAATAATTTAAAGATTTTGGCTTGACAAATTCAACTTTCAAGATATAATTCATTATCAAGTTTTAATAAGAAAGGTTACTTTGATGACTACTGAAACATATATAACAAAATACAGACCAATAAATTTAGATGAGATTATAGGACATAAGAATATTGTATTATCTTTAAAAGAATTGTTCAAAAATAAAAAAACATTACCACATGGTTTTATGTTTGTGGGTGAGCCAGGTTTTGGAAAAACAACCTTTGCTCGTATTATTGCAAAAGAGCTTGGCTGTGATTATTGTAACATAACTGAATATGATGCTGGGATGCTTTCAGGTGTTGATGCAATGAAAGATTTATTAAGTTGTTTGAAATACTCCGGATTTGGTTCAAATCCAATAAAATTTATTATAATTGATGAGGCACATAGGCTTTCTTCTGCTGCTTGGGATTCTATATTAAAAACCTTAGAAGAGCCTCCTACTCATGTTTATTTTGTTTTTTGTACTACTGATGGTGCTAAAGTTCCAAAAGCCGTAACAAATCAACGATGCCATAAATATAATTTAAAGCCTGTAGATTCTAAAGAAGTATATAATTTGTTAAAATTAGTGAAAGAAAATGAAAATTTAGAATTAGGTGATGATTGTTTAAAATTAATATCTGAGGAATCTACAGGCAGTCCTAGACAGGCTTTGAGTTATTTGTCTCAATGTAGGGCGTGTAAGACTAAAGAAGAAGTAGCAGAATTAATTGAATCAACAGAAGAAAATAATGAAGTTATTGAGTTATGTAAAGCTGTAATGAACAAATCTCAATGGTCAAATATAGCTGGTATACTAAAAAATTTAAAAGAACAAAAACTACAACCTGAATTTATAAGAATAAATATGGCTAATTACTTCAGTGCATGTGCTTTAAATTCTGGTGATAATAAAAATGCAATTAAATTTTTAACTATTTTAAATAATTTTACTAAACCAATATATGAAAATACTGGTTGGGCAACACTAACAGTGGCATGTGGAGGGGCTATATTCCATGAGTAATAATATATTAAATTCTATTGAAAAAATAGACCATAGTGGGGATGATTATGTAGATATGAGCAAAACTTTTGTAAAAATTAATGAAATAATAGTAACATTAAATGATTGTGTAAAAGAATTAAATAAAATTAATAGAATAATATCTAATCCTTTTTTATGCTCTCTTCCTAGTTTAATTAAGTGAGGATATATAAACTTATGAATAAAAAAAAGAACTCACAAATTACTAATTGTATGATTGTATGAAGAGAAGGACAAAAAGAACCTATGTTCAGTTTTGGGGAAGATGAAGCTACTATAAAATTAGATAAATATGCAATTATTCCTATAGAACTTTATGATGAATTACAAAATACTGATAAATTTCTTATATTTTTAACTATATCTATACTTTGTTTGTTGGAAGGAGTGATTAGTCAGGAAACATCTGATTATACTAATAAGGAAAAAGAAAAAGAAGAAAAGATAAATTCATTAGCACAATTAATTAGTGAGCAATTTAGCTATACTTTTAACATTTCTTTGTTATGTGTTAGAGAAAGTGTATATAAAGAAGCAGCCAAAAGATGGATGAACAGAATGAAAAATTGTTGTAAAAAAGAGAAAAAATAAAAATTATGGAGAATGATGAAACAGGTACAAACAGTATAATAGATTTAATGACTCCTAACGAGTATGTTCATTCTTTGTTTGATAAGGATTTATGCAAAATTGCAAAATCAATTAATAGGTTAGCGTGTAGGGATAATTCTGCATTGATTGAAAAAGTTATGGAATATTTTAAGTATTCACATATAGAAGCTGTTGTTTATATAAGAGATATTATTTATGAAGAAATAACAAAACGTTATTGTAATATAATTAATAAGGAAAAATAAAAAATATGAAGATAGAATATAAAGTTGGGCATACAAAACTTGCAGAAATGAAAATTTTAAAAACAATACATAGGGTAACTTTTAAACTATTTCAAAGAAAATTTGACCTTGTTAAAATGTTAGAAGATGTTCCAAATGATGCTAAAATTGTATTAATAGACCAACCAGATGAAAAAAATGAAATTATTATTATTGATTTTTTTACTGAAAATGAAGAAATAAAAGGAGATAAACAATGACATCAATTGATTCATTATTAGCCGAACATGGTTTAATAAAACAAGATATTTTAAATATTAATAAATTTGAATTAGATAAAGAATGTGTTGAAATATCAAATATTTATGATATAGTTGGGGAATTAATATCTTATTTAGAGGGAGAAAGAGATTCTATAGAGTTAGATAAAGAAGAAATGTATGCGGAATTAGCAATACAATATAAAAAATCACTAGAAGCTGAAGAATCAAAAACTTCTGATCCTAAAATAAAACAAATGGTAATTATTAATGGGGATTATAAAGCAATATCAAGAAAGTATTTAGAGCTAAAATTAAAATGTAATTTATTAAAAAATGTCAAAGAGTCTTTATATATAAAATCAGGAAAATTAGATACTTTGACTGAACAATATAAATCTAATTATTTTATGTTAAATGTGGGACAAAGTAAAGAAGGAGTTAAAGAATTAAGATTGAAAGAAAATAGAAAGTTAATTAGTGAAAGTTCATCTAAAAAAATTCCAATTTTATAATGAAATCTATAAATTTTAAATTTGATTTAGGACAAGAAGTATTAACACCACTTGGTTGTTTAGGAATAGTGGTCATGTTACAATACGGTTATGGGGGTAATTCTTATTATGTTATAACTAAAACAAACAGAAACTGGTATGTGGAAAAGCTATTAAAAGATGCCAGACCAGATATAGAATTAACTAGACTTTCACATTGTGTTTAATATATAATTTTTATTTTATAATTTTTAGAAAAGAAGGAGAAAAATAATGACATTCGGAAGTGATGGAAAAAAGAAATTTACTTTTAAAGAAATTAGTTCAGAAAATATAAAAAACAGAGGCAAAGGTGATAATGATTGGGACAGTTTTGTAAATGTTCCTGATGTTAAATGGTTTAAAGTTAAAGACAATAATAAAGATAAGGGACATTGTTTTAGACCATTGCCACCATTTTGGGACGGTGCAGATCATTGGGGCATTGATATTTATGTTCATTATGGTATTGGTGCTGATAATAATGCTTATTTATGTTTAAATAAAATGAAAATAGGAAATTGTCCTATTTGTGAAGAAATAACTAAAACTACTGACCAAAAATATGCACATAGTATAAGAGTTGTTCCGAGAGTATTACAATGGTTAATTGATAGGGATAATGAGAAAGACGGCCCGATGCTTTGGGCAACACCCCTACAATTTGATACCACAGTGTGCGCTGTGGCTGTTAACAGAAGAACAGGTTCAGCAAAACCTGTGCAAAATCCTGATACTGGTTGTGACATATCATTTAAAACTGAGGGCACAAAAGAACATAGAAAATATTTAGCACAAAAATGTGAAGATTCTTCATCATTGTCGGATGATGCTGATAAATATAATGAATGGTTGGAGTATGTTAAAAAATATCCGTTGCCTTCAATTTTAAAATATTATGATTATGATTATATTTATAAAGTTCTTCATGGAAAAACACCAACAGAAAGTGCTGAAACTGATGTAGTTAAACAAGAATCTGTTATTAATAACACTACTCAAACTAGAGGAATGGAGAAAAAAGAAGAAGAAAAACAAACTTTTAACCTTCCACATGAGCATAAATTTGATTATACTTATTCACAAGTGATGGCAGCTACAACAGAGGAATTAGACGGCATGTTATCAAATATAATGGAATATCTTACTGTGAATGAAAACGAAGTAGCATCTCTGGATGATACTCAGTTGAAGGTATATATTTGCTCAAAGTTAAAGTTATCACCTCCTGTTATAGAGGAAGAGTCACCAGCAACTAAATTGAGAAATAGATTTA